CGTTCCCATACGAGATCGAGCTGCCCAGGCCGCCGATTGCCACGAGCGGCACGGCCACGGCGGTGTCGCTCACCTACACGCTGGGCGACGACTCCACGGCCACGCTGTCCAGGACGGCGTACCGGGTGGACCGCAACTCGACGCCTGGCGTGGTGCGGCAGCTGCGTGCCGGAACGTGGCCGGCGAACCTCGACGACTACAACGCCGTGGCTGTGACGTGGTGGGCCGGCTACGGCGACAGCGGCACGAGCGTGCCAGCCGCCATCCGCCACGCCATCCTGATGCTCGTGGCTCACTGGTACGACGGCGCTAGACAGGCGGCTGTTTCTAGCGGTGCTGTGCCGCAAGACGTGCCATACGGCGTCAAGTCGCTTCTCGACTCGCAACGCTGGGGATCGTACCGATGAGTATTGAAGGCCGGATTACGGTGGACGCCTTGTTTCACGACAGCGACGGCACCACGTCGCTGAAGGTCGTGTCTCTTGCGTCAAGCGTCGGTTACACGACCGGCAAGGTGGCGGTGGTGACTGGCACCGCAGGCACAAGTCAGGTGTTTCTGAACCTGTACTCCACGCAATATCGAGACGCCAGTGGCAGTCTCGTGACGTTCGCAAGCACTGCGATCTCCCACATCGCGTTTGCGTTCCAAGGGGCACCTGGTCAGTTCCGCAAGTTGCATGACGCAAACGACAACGTGGCGCTTGTTTCCAAGAACAACGAGGTTGCGTGCTCTGCTGTCCCGGCATCGCTAGACGCCCTTATTGAAACGGCCGCGAACACTGGCACGTACACCATCGTGCTGTATGGCACATGATCAACGCCGGCAATCTCCGAGAGCGTGTGACGGTGCAGCAGGCCACCGAGAGCCGAAACGGCATCGGCGAAACCGTGCTGTCGTGGGCCACGTTCGCCACGGTGTGGGCCAGCGTTGAAGGCGTGTCGGCCAGAGAGGCCCTGGCTGCTGGCCAGCAGGACGTGACGATAACGCACCGCGTCCGCATCCGGTACCTGTCAGGGCTCACGCAGAACATGCGTTTTCTGTGGCGTGGTCGTGTGCTGCAAATCGTGAGCCTGCTCGAGTACGCCAACCGTTCCGAGCATGTCGCCATTTGTGAAGAGGTGACATCGTGAGCGGAATCGAAATGAGCGTAGGGTTTCCCGAGCTCCGCCAGCTACAGCAAGCGTTTCGGTCGTTCGCCCCTAGCTTGGCAAGAAAGCACATGGGAGCGGCCATCCGTAGGTCGCTTGCTCCTGGGCTGAGTGCCCTGCGGGGCAACGTAAAGCGAGGGCCGACCGGGAACCTTGCCAGAGCGATTGCCAGCAAGGTCAAGACTTATCGCAGAGGGAATGCCGTCGGCCTGGTTGGCTTCGTGGCCGCAGGAAGCGGAAAGTCTGCTTCGGCTCGTGGCGGCTCGGTGAAGAAAGGCAAAGACCGTGCTTTTCATGCCGGGTTTCTGGAGTTTGGCACGAAAGAACGAATCATTCGCACGTCGTCTCGCCGAGGCGGGGCGTCCATAGCGTCCAGTTTTAAGACGCTGGGGCCGTTTAAGGTCGCCCGGGTAGCCAAGCGGGGCAAGTACGCAGGGGTGGTGCGAGTTAACACGTCGCCTAAGTATCCGAAGGCGTTCTTTAAAAAGGCCCCTAAGGGTGAGGTGCTGAGCGTCAGGGAGATGCCTGTTGGTGGAAGCAAGGGTCAGCCGCCCGTCAAAACCGCTTACAGGACTTCGCTGCCTGCAATGCGGTCGCTCTTGGCGATTGAAATGACCAAGTCGCTCATAAACGCCCAGAAGGACTTGGCAAAGGACTTTCCGCCTAGCCGAGCACGCCAATGATTTTCCGATCACCTGAGTACGTTCTGTCGTCGGCTCTGGTGCGAAGCCCGCAAGCCGCCATCCTGATCGGCCAGCGGGTCTACCCTGTGCTGGCCCCGTCTTCGGCCACGCTGCCGCTCGTCACTTGGCGGCGAGCCGGCGTGCAACGGGAGCAGACGTTAGCCAGCCCAGCGGGAATGCCACGGGTCACGATTGAGTTTTCGATCTACGGGACCACGTACGAGGAAGCCCGGCTGGCAGCTGACGCCGTGCGGTCTGTTCTGGATGGGTACGGCGGTTCGGCGAACAATACAGAGGTAAAGCAAACGTCGCTCGAGGACGAATCCGACGACTTTGTGACGTTAACCGGATCGGACCTGCCGCCGGTGTACCAAATCACGCAGCGATACGACTGCTGGTGGAGCGAGGAATAAGATGCCATATACGCCGCACGACTCGACCGGAACCAACTTTGTCTTTGACGGTGCGACGTACACCGTCACCAGCATCACGTATTCCATCACCGACAATGCGGCCACTGACCAGATCGACGTTTCGCACCTTGCCCAGACAACTGGAGCGACGGTCCTGACGCTGGCCCGCCCGCTGAAGGGGTCGGCTGGCGACACGGGCAAGGAAGTCACGATGGAGTACCTGGCCTCTAGCGGCACTCCAATCGCACAGGGGAAAACGGGAACCCTTGCGATCACGGGCGGCATTTCTCTGTCCGTGACAGCCACCTGCAAGTCGTCCAGCATCACGCTGACCGTGAATGATGCGGCCCGTGGGTCAGCGTCTTTCCAGGTGCCGTAGTCGCACGGGAGACTTTCCGTGGCGACCTACTCAAACGGCATCACAGTCACCTGGAACGCCATTACGTTCGCTGAAGTGACTGGGCTTTCGTGGACGTACGGCGGCGGCCCAAGCAAAGGCCGAACAGTTCCGTGGACGGATGACGCTGGCTCATGCACCGTGACGTGCCTTGGCTCGGCCAACACGGGCACGTCCAACTACGGCACTCGTGCCACTCTGTCGATTGCCGGCGGCGGCCAAACATTGACAACCCCGGCAGTATGGGAGTCGTTAGCCGTTGATTCCGAGCTCAACGGCGTCACTCGCTACACCGTCACCCTCAAAATATTGGACGACTGACATGGGACTCAAGGAACAGATCAAGGCCGCAAGTGTTCGCAAGCCTCTCAAGGTTCACGTCAAGGAGTGGAGTCTCGACGTGTACGTGCGAGTGCTGACCGTTGGCGAACGAGACGATTGGGAGCTTGCTTGGGTAGATATACGGCAAAAGGCTGTCGGCAAGTTCCAAAACTTCCGGGCCTTCTACTTGGTGCGAACGCTGTGCGACCAAGACGGCGTGCGAATCTGGAAGGACGACGAAATCGCAGAGGTTGCGGCGCTTGACGGTGCCGTCATGGGCGAACTGTTCGACGTAGCACAGAAGCACAACAAACTCACGGAGGCGGACGTAGTCGAACTAGCCGGCGAGCTTTAGCGCACGACCGTCGCGTCAGTTCCTGTTCATGCTTGCTGGCCATCTGAAGATGACCGTCGGCGAGCTCGAGCAGCGAATGGACTCGCGGGAGCTGTCTGAGTGGCTCGCTTGGGCTCGTTACTTTCAGCCGCTGGACAACCAATGGGCACAGACGGGAGTGCTTGCTAGTGCCATTCTTGCCCCGCACGTCAGGCGTGGTCAGACACCGAAGCCGCGAGACTTTATCCCAGTAGAACGCCCGCCTCAGCACAAGACGCAGATGCTGGACGTTCTCGCCCAAATGAAAATCGACCTAGACGGCAAGTAGCATGAGCACGGCACTCGGACTGGCGATGCAGATTAGTGCCAACACTGCACAGTTGGCCAAGGCCGTCGCTGACGTGAACGACCGCCTAGACTCCATGGGTGAGGCTGGGAAGAAGGCGTCAGCCGATCTCGGAACGCTCAAGAACATTGAGATTGGCAAGCTCGCGCTCGGCGGGATTCAGGCCGCCACCAAAGCATTTATTGGCCTCGCCAGTTCTGTCACTGGTGCCGTAACATCCGTGGCCTCATTCGCCTTGAGTGTTGGTGAAGAGCTCGACGCTCTCAATGACGTGGCAAACCGCACCGGCGTCGGCGTTGAGGCCCTGCAGGCTTACGCCAGGGCGGCCGCTCAGACAGGCGTGAGCGTCGAGTCGTTTGCCAAGCAGATCCAGAAACTCACGATCTCCATTGGCCAGGCCACGCTTGACGACAAGGCACAGAAGAAGTTCCAGGCGCTCGGCATCGTCTTTGAGGACTTGAAAAAGCAGTCTCCCGAACGGCAGTTTGAGCTTGTCGTCGATGCTATTTCACGAATCTCCGACCCTGCAGAGCGAGCCGCCACTGCGGTGAAGTTCTTCGGAAAGGGCGGCATCGAGCTTGGCGAACTATTCACGCTTGGCCCTGGTGCTCTGACGAAGATGCGTGAGGAGGCGATCGCTTTAGGGCAAGTTGTCAGCAAGGACGCTGTCAGTGCCATTGATGAGATGAACGATTCGTTTGCCAACGTGCTGGCCACGATAAAGGGCATCGCAGGGTCGATATTGGGAGAGCTTGCTGGGCCGATTAGTGCGATTGCTCAAGAGCTTCTTGGAGTGATTAGGCAGGCTGGGCCGCAGCAGATTGCACAGAACGTCGCCGCCGGCCTTTTGGATTTCATCAAGCTGGCCGGCAATGCGTTCCTGCAGTTGGCCAAGTTTATTGAGGCGTTTGTGCGGAAGTTTGCCCCGATCCTAGGGCTGGACATCCGCAGTGAGGCCGAGAAGGAACTACAGCGGCTGCGTGACCAGCAGCAGCAATCAGCGGCAGTTGTCTCTGGCGGCGGCCAGTTTGGCGTTGTGCCAGAGTCGTTGCGGCCGGCATCGCTTACGCCTGAACAGTTGGCACGAATCATTGAACTGGAGCAGCAGGTCGCTGCCGAGGCTGCCGGGAGCATCCTGAACCAGTTCCAGGCCAACTTCAACGCCGCGATCGACACCGCTTCTCGGAAGCTCGAGGAGAAGATGGCTCCGCCCGGTGGCGAGGCTGGTGGCCTTGAGATTCAAGAGCGGCAGTTGCGTGAGTTGCAGCAACTCAACCGCAATGGACAGATCGGCACCGTGGAGATTCTCAACTAGCCATGGCCGTTCTCGCTTGGCGTGAAGTCCTGCCGCGCACTTTCTCGCATCGGTTCGGCGAGTCGCCGAGTGCCGAGACGAAAGTGATTGCCACTGTCGATGAGCCGACTGCCACGCAGTCCGTCATCAACGCCGTCGGAGTGGCCCACGGGGATCCGCACCCTGAGTATTCGTTTTTGCGGATGCTCGATGCGTCGCTCGCCGAGCTCGACCGTCACCACGTCGAGATCACGTACCGATACGAGCTGCCACGACAGGAGAATCTGGACCCGAATCCGCTGGCCCGGCCTGACGTGTGGTCGTTCTCGACGGGTGGTGCCCAGGTGCCGGCCCTGACCTACTACGAAGGCAGCGGTAACTCGGATCTACGAACGCTCGTCAATACCGCCAACGACTTCTTTGAGGACGTGACTTCCTTGGAGTCTGAAGTGCGGGCCAGCATCTCAGGTAACCGCAGCACGTTCCCGCTGGCCACGGCGGCCAACGTCACCAACTGCATCAACGCATCAAACTACCTGGGCGGTGCCGCACATACGTGGCAGTGTGCGGGCATCAGCGGCCAGCAGGCCAGCGAGGTGGTCAACGGAGTCGAGATCCGCTACTGGCAAGTGACGGCCGAGCTCGTGTACCGCCGATCTGGCTGGGATCTTCAGTTGCCGAACGTCGGCTGGAACTACATCAAATCGGGAAAAAAAGAACGCGCTTACGTGTTGGACTCTGAGACAAAAGAACGCATTCCGTCTTCGTCGCCCATGCCACTTACGACTTCTGGCGACATCAAAGGAAACGACGAGTACCCCGACATCCTCGTGCGTCGTGTGTTCCCCGAGGTGGACTTCTCCACGTACTTCGGCACGCCGCCGTTCTAAGCCATGAGTCAGCCCACACAGAACATCACGATCACGGCCGCCACGAGCACCAGGCTCACGCTGTCGCTGGCTACGGCGAACACGGCCGCACTGCGGCTCACGGCGTACCCCGTGTTTTCGGCGGCCACGTCGGACGGCACGACGTTCTACAGCACCGACCGGCCGCTGCGGTGGTTCACGCCCAGCACCGGCGTGTTTACGGCCACGTCGCTGGCAACGGTGGCGAACACCGCCAACGATGCCCACACGGCCACGCTTACCTTCGGCCAAGGGTTCGCCCCTACGTCCGTGGAGCACGTCCAAGGGGCCACGCCCAGGCGGTATCGATACCTCGTGCATCTGTCGAGCCACACGCCGGCCACGGCCTACTCGTCTGCTGTCACCTCGAACACGGCGGTGATTCTCAGCGGCACGATTAGCTTGGCGATCAGCGCGACGACTCCGGTGCCGGCCATAGGCATTCGCAGCGTGCAGGTGTCCTAGCCATGCCTCAGCGTCCAGACGGCAAGCCGGCTTCGACGGAGCGTGTGACGTTCACTCGGCAGGCGGCCGAGCGGATCGCCAAGACGGTTCGCGCCGTAGAGGGCGGCGACCGCAAGAGCGGCGGCATCTCCTTCACAGCATCTGTGCAAGGCAATACCGGCAAGGTCGTGCGGATGTGTACATTCACAGGATCATGGTCCAAGAACACACCAAAGACGGTGACGTTTAGGTCCGTAACGTCCACGCCAAATACGGCCGTCGCCCACAACATCTTCGTGAATGTTGGTAGCACAAGCGGGACTTTTAACTGCGCAATAGCCAAAGATGGCACCGCTTGGTATTTGATCGCGGCGGAGTGCTGATATGGTGCTTCTGCCGGGGTGCGCATGCTGCGAGCGGTGCGTTTGCGTCTGCACGCTCCAGGTCACAAACACAGGCTCGACAGGGACTGGATTTAGCGGCGAAAGTGCGTTCTGCCAGACATTCCGCGATTCGAGGTGGCCTAAGACGCTGCCAAAGTCTGGCGTCACGGAACTTGATGGGTACTGCTGGATCGAGGTGCCGGTTGTCGGCGACACGGCGACTGGCGCAGACGTTGTCGTTGCGTATATAGCGATTGGCTTTCCTAAGCTCAGGGCCGAGGACCAAGAAACGGACCAGCCCGTCCGTTTTAGGATTCGCAACGGAGAGGGATACACCGAATGGAACGCGGTCTACGAAAAGCCATACGAAGGGTGCGTCCAGTGCGGTAATGAGCTCACGTACACGTTCGGGCCTGATGATGTCGTTGAGGGTAGCGGCACGTTCTGCGGCGGGAACGTCGTGTTCACGGTCGAGATCGGGGTCGAGGAATGTCACTACTGCTGTAAGGACGGGCAGATCAACCAAAGCCTGTCAAAGTCCCAGTGTGCAGCACAGGGCGGGATCTGGGTCTATGACGGCCAGTGCGAACGAGAAGACGGGAGCTGTGATCCTTCCGACTGCGAGCCGTGCGAGGATTGCGAGTGGCCGAGTAATCGCACCGAGGACGACACGGCTGGAAACGCTGTTGATTGCGGAGCCGCCGGGGAAAAGGTCACTCAGGTTTCACAGACGATAACGCCAGTCGGTTCGTTGCCCGCTGGAGTATCGTGGCAATCTGGGTTCCCTGGAAAGATCGAGTCGTGCAACTGGGCGATCGTAGAAGACAAGGTCATTCAATACGCCTGCTATGCGGATTGCGAGCAGTTCGGAACCCGGACGACCACCACTTATCGATTGATGGTCATCAACTGCACCACGCCGCCGTCGATCACAGACATCACGAGCCTCGCCTTATCTGGATCAACGAGCACGGTAACAAATCAGATTCCAGCAGGGTGCAGCGGCTTCCCCGATCGCACTAGGCTGCAGCCATTCCTGAGCGACCCAGAGCCCATCTGCAACGAGTTCCCATGATCACGGGCCGCCGTTCCGCCTTCGAGGCTAGATGCCGCGAGCGTGGCACCACGCTCGACGCTGTGCGTGCGTGCATCGTCAGCGAGGACGGCGACACAATCACCGTGGACGAGACGCACGCTGACTACCCCAGGGCCAAGGCGGGCCTGGGCGACATGGTCAAGGCCGGGCTGTCGGCCATCGGCATTACCGAGCAGCGGGTGAGCAAAGTGCTGGGCCGCCCGTGCGGGTGCTCCAAGCGAGCCGAGGCGTTGAACGAGCTCGGCCGCCGCATCGGCATTGGTTGACTCGCCCGCTACGGTGAGAGTCGAAAGGGCACGCCGTGGCCGACGATCACGTCTTCACACTCAACGGCGACGAGCGGTGGCTCTTGCGGTTCACCAAGCTCCAGGGTGCCGCCTACGGGTACACGTTCAGCCAGAAGGCGAAGCACCCACGCATCATCCTCGACGCCCGCATGCGTGGCAGGAAGAAGCTCGAGGTGCTGGTGCATGAGTTGCTGCACGCCTTGAATCCGACGCAGAGCGAGGAGCACGTCGAACAGCAGGGCAAGGACATCGCACGAGTGCTGTGGAGTCTCGGCTACCGGGAGGTGCAGGATGGCTAGATCGGCCGGCACGTTTCGCCGAAAGAACGCCAGCGACCCGTGGCTTGTCACCACGCTTGACGGCGGCGTCACACGCATCGACTTCGCCAGCCGGCTGTGGGTGCTGCTGTCCAGCGACTGGCACTGGGACAGCGTGAAGTGCGACCGGGACAAGCTCTCCGCTGATCTCCGCAAGGCCAAAGAAATCAACGCAGCCGTCCTGTCCATCGGCGATCACTTCGACGCCATGGGCGGCAAGTACGACCCGAGATCCAACGGCAAGTGGGACGTGAGGCCAGAGTTTCAGAGAGGCAACTACTACGACGATATCGTCACGCAGTGTGCGGAGTGGCTGGAGCCCTACCGTGAGCAGATGGCCCTGATCACGCCGGGCAACCATGAGACAGCGGTGCGTAAGCGGATGGAGACGTGCCTGACGACCAGGCTCGTGGAGCAGCTGCGGATGCGCGGGAGCAAGGTGCGTCACGCTGGCTACGCCGGCTGGGTGCTGTTCAGGGCCAAGACCGGCAAGACCAACTCAGCCCTGTACCGACTCTGGTACCACCACGGCTACGGCGGCGGCGGCCCCGTCACCCGGGGCGTGATCGACTACAGCCGCTACTTGGTGGACGTTGACGCCGACTGCATCCACGCCGGCCACGTCCACCAGCGGACGCTGATCGAGGCCACACGCCAGCGGCTGTCGCCCACCGGCATCGCCAAGGTGCGGCCGATGCACTTGGTTCGCTCAGCGGCATACAAGCAGGAGTGCCTCACTGACGGCTGGGCCGTTGAGAAGGGCATGAGTGCCAGACCGCTTGGCGGCTGGTGGATGCTCTTGCGGTGGAATGTAGACCATACCGAGTTGCGAGCATCCTTCCACGACAGCCCAAGGGACGATAATGACGACGACGTTTGAAGCTGCCAACGAACAACTCCGCCAGGCCGTGCAGCAGCGGCGTGACGCTCAGGCCGCAGGCAGGCCGCACGAGGAGTGGTACGAGCAGGTGCAGGCCAAGGGCGGTGCCACAGCAGCCGACATCGTAGAGCGTTTCGGTGCTGAGCAGGCTGCAAAGGTCGACTGTGACTGGCGCAAGGCCGAGTCGCAGCCGACGACAGATCCGGCGGCACCTGTCGCCGAAGCAGAAGAGACGCAACTTGACGAGTGGGGCATGGTTGCCGACGAGCCCTACGTCGAGCACCTGCTTGAGCAGCATCGGCTCAAGGGCGACGGCATCCAGCACGAGCAGCGGCCTGGCTCGCTGCCGTTTCTCGACCTGCTCGAAGAGCTCCGCACGCTGCACCTGAGCAAGTCGCAGGACTACGGCAGCGAAAGCGATCCGCTGGCCAACATCCGCCAGGGGGCGGAGTTCGTCGGCATCGAGGCTTGGCGTGGCTGCATGGTGCGGGTGGCCGACAAGGTGCAGCGGCTGAAGACGTACTGCCGCACCGGCCGGCTCGTTCACGAGGGCGTGCGGGACACGCTGCTGGATCTCGCGGCGTATAGCCTGCTGGCTATCGTGCTTTTCGATGAGGGCAAGTGATGCAGCCGAGGCTGCACGTCGTGCCATGCGACTTCTCGGAGGCGGTGGCTTTTGTACGCCAGCACCATCGGCATCATCGCCCGCCAGTGGGCCACAAGTTCTCGCTTGCCGTTGCAGACGAATCCGGCACTGTCCGAGGCGTGTGCATGGTTGGACGCCCAGTGGCCCGTGGTAATGACGATGGATGGACGCTCGAAGTCACCAGGCTTGCCAGCGACGGATGCGATAACGCTTGCTCGTGTCTCTATGGTGCTGCTTGGCGGACAGCAAAATCCATGGGGTACCGGCGGTGCATAACCTACATCTTGGACTGCGAGCCTGGCGTGACGCTCAAGGCCGCTGGGTGGAAGTGCCTAGGCCAGCGTGGTGGCGGCAGTTGGAGTTGCCAAAGCCGTCCGAGAGTGGACAAGCACCCAACGCAAAAGAAGCTTCTGTTTGAGGTGCGCCAATGAGCCAGCCACTGCCCGACGCCTACCTGCTGGAGTGCGAGCTGCGAGCCCGCCAGTTCTCCGGCGCCTACACCGGCACGAGCGGCACGCTGGCCGCCGATGTCCTGCGGCTGCTGGCCGAAGTGAGCCGGCTCAAGGGCGAGGCGGCGGTGCAGCGGGCGAGGCACGGCGAGTCGGCGTATTACGAATGTTGGCCCGACAGATGACCTAGGCCAGGGCTTGAGCGGCGGCGGGTTTCACCCTTTACCGCCGTCGCTCGCCCTGTGCCGGCCACAGATGATCCCGAAATCGGTTTCGTGATCATCCAGCGGTTGCCGTGTTTTCTAGGTCGGCAGCATGCGCTCACTCCCCGGGCTACCGTGGCTTCCCGGGCCCGCCGGGGGGCTCGGTGAGATCGAGCGTCGGCAGGGCCCTGGTGGAGTCGCTGTCCGTTGGGCAAATGAGCGGATCGACATAGCGTTCCTGAAGTTTGGGATCGCTGTGATCAAGCAGCTGCGTGGCGGCGGCCGTCCCGCCGGCGAGGGCGGCATAACTGGCGGCCGTCCTGCGGAGGCCGTGGAAGCCCCTGTATTGCACGCCAGCGGATTTGCAGAGCAGTTTCAGGCTCGTCCACTGGAACCGGCTGCGGCG